GCATCAAATGGACTTAATGGATACGTAGCACCCTTTGGCGTCCAATAATAAACCTGCCCTTTGTAGTTCTCAACTCCGACCGCTTCCATTTCTTGAACGGCACTTTTTGGATTGTAGTCGTCAATGTACGTAACATCCGACGGTGAAAACTTCAATCGTTTGTTGTGTCCCCAGTCGTCATAAATAGCGATTTTCCCCTCCTCTTTGTGACCCGTTGGAACTAATCTACAATATTCAAATGGAATAGACGTAACGGTTGTTTTTTGCCCAACCATATTGTAATTAAAATGAATAGCACACCCACCAAACTTCGTGAAATTCTCAATTAAATCACGAAGAAATTTATCGGCAGTAGTCGTTGGATTAACTTTTGATTTATAAAAGTCTAAGTTTTTCAAACCACCACCAAAAACGAATTTCTTTTGAATCTTCAAACACGTTTGCGCCGTTCCTGAATCATTCGAAATATCAATAACTCGCTGAGGATATTTATTATCGAAATCGTATTTGTTGACGTAAAAGCCTACTTGATCAATGGTAGTGATCCGTTGCGTGACCTTTTGCGCCGTGGATTTTACCTTTGCCATTATTTTTTGTTTTTAACAGTTGGTTTTTTTTCGTTAACTAACTCTAAATAGTTCTCAGGATACTTTGAAAAATATTTAATTATAGAAGGTTGTTTTTTTAATGCTGTGATACATTCAGCATCTGATGAATGCTCCGTAATTGCGTTGAAATCGAAAGACGTTATAACAGCATCTTTTTTTACTCTGAATAATTGTTCCATTTTATTTTTTATTTTAATTATTACTTTTGGATTTTTTAACATAAAATACAAGTCTTCTATGCAATGACAATTTTGACTTTGATTTAAAGGAATATCGAAAAGAATTTTATTTAATTCACTCGCTAAATTCCATTCTTCGCTAAGATAGTTTCCCCTCCAAACATTTTTTGTTGGCTCGTTGCTTAGTACTTTGTCAATTTGATTTTTAATTGTCATAAAAAAAGGGTGCAATTATCTTACACCCTTTAAAATTAATCAATTTAATTAATATTACACTAATAAACTATCAACAACCGCTTTCGATAAAGCATAAGAAGTGATAAAAAGTGCATTTGGCAAATTAGGCTCCTTATTCAACTGAGTTGTAAAAGTCATGTCGAACGCTCCTTGCGTGTCGGCATTGTTACCGTCTCTAGTTAATATAGACAATTCTAAACCAGTTGTTAATCCGAAAACCTCGAATGCAGAAGAACCGTTTGCACCTCTGAAATAGTTTTCAGTAACGATAATGAATTTACCATCTTTCATTGCATTTAACTGCTCTTTGATTGCGGGTGAAATGTCAAATCCTAAAACTTTAACCGTATGGTCAAACATGTTGTAAGGGCCGACCTTAGCTAATGCAGTCATTGGTGCGATTGAGTTTTTTAATCCATCAATAACAAAACCATTTTTTGCAACTGCTAAAGTTAAATCCTCTATCGTATTTACATTTGTAGCGTTATAAACTACCGTAGCTAAGTCATCGTAATTAAAGATAACCGCTCTGTCACGCGTTCCTGCTTGTAATGGAATCGTGCAACTTTTTTGAATATTTGCGGATATTCCGCCACATATTGTTGACATATTTTTTTAGTTTAAAAAAGGGAGGTTTTACGCTCCCTAAGATTATTAATAAGCTACTTGAACCTCTTCATCTTTTATAACTTTTGCATCTACATTGAATGCGAAGTCGATAAAGTTTTTCTTAGATTTTTTATCATTGAATATGTCAAGTTCTGCAATTGCTCCAGCGCTTTCAGTACCAACTTGTAAGTTTTCTTTACGAGTTAATAAAGCTCTGTGAGGTAAGAAATATTTAGTACCATTGTCATAAGACGTTTTAATGATTCTATCCCATAAAGAAAAGATAATTAACTCAATACCATCTGAACGAAGCACCTCAATACCGTTCTCATACTTTTCAGTAGTAAACGCTTGGTTTGCTTTTTTCAATTCTCTACGGTATTGATCACCTACTGATTTAGTAACAATATACAAAAGGTCTCCTTGCATTGACAAACGCTCATCTGCGTCAATGTACAAGTTTTCCAAAGCCGAAGTAACAACAAAATTAGTTGTATCCGTAGCTGTGAATTTTTGAAGTGCGTATGAAGCCTGTCCGTTTCTTGAAGCTAAATCCGTTGTTTTTCTACTCGCATCTGCTCCAACTATCGCAAAAATTTGTTTCCAAAGTCCGTTAATTTTGTTGAAATAAGCTAAGTTAGAACCAGCTTTCAAAGTTCCACCGTCTGCAATTAACCCTGCTGAAGTATCCCCAAACCATGCTACTCGAAGTACTGCCTCTTTGATTGCTTCGGTAACTCTCATTTCAACGAAATTGAAAAAATCAGTACCCGTTAAATCAGTTTTAGCAACTCCAATCTTTGTGCCGTAATACCAAAATGAATTTTGAATATCAGTGAAACAAGCCTCAAATCTATCTCCTACGATTGCAGGTGTCCAGAATTTTTCACTCATCTCAATTGTGTTCGTCGCACTTGTTGGGTCGCAACCTCCTGAACTTGCACCTACGTAACCACTCAATCTTCCTAAGATTGCAATTTGTTTGTTTGCTACGATTCCATCAACTAATGTATGGAATCTATCCAATTCAGGATTTGCGAATGCACTCTCGAATACCGCTTCCGATACTGCTTTAATCTCTTCACCGTTGAAGGTTAAGTCTGCTACTGTAATTAATGGCATAATTATTTATTTTTTATAGTTTAATTTTCTTTCTTGCATTTGCTCTTTCACTGATTTTACAGGAGCTTCAATTTTTCTGAATGTAGTTTCTGCTTTAATCGGAACAAACGTACTTCCTTGCTTTGCTAACTCTTCAAACTTCGCAACTACTGTTTCAGCTACTTCATTTGCACTTAATAATTCAGCTTTTAAACCTTCAATTTCAGCTCTAAGACTTGCTTCCATTTCAGTTACTTCAACCTCTAATTGTGTGAATGATTCAATCACACCATCAACAACAACTATCACCGTTCCATCTACTGCTGTGTAGGTGTCATCATTCGCCACCGAACCATCTGTAAACATTACAGGGTCTCCGATTACTAAATCGTCAAAAGGTGTTTCAATAACTCCTTTATCTGTCTCTAAGGTTAAAGCAACCGCTTCTTCACCCTTCAACACTTGCATCGCTAATGCGATACGCTCCATTAATGGTTTACTCATTTGTATTTGTTTTTGATTATAAATTAAGGCTACTGCCCTCTCTTGAATTTTAGCTACAATCGAACTCGCAAACTTTAAAGAAATACATTGCTCAACCGTTAAATTTGTTTCGATTTTCATTAATCCCGAAACGGCTTCTTTGGATAGTCCCGTAGCTTTTGAATACATTGCTATCATTTTCGTCTCATCTTCTTTTACGCTATCTGCATAAGATTGCAACGCCGAAGCATCACCCCCAACTGAAGGAATAAAAGGATTGTGAATTATGTAGTCGGTGCCAGCTTGGATTGAACGATTTTGAAGTGGTACGGATAAATGTATTTCAGTAGCTATTGATGCGCAAAGGTTTTCAGCAATCGTAAAGCAATTATCTAAAGACTTAACGAACTCAGCAATTTCACGCCCAACCGTAACGTAACCTCCTTGCGAATCAATATGAATGACTGTTTGTTCTACATCTCCATTTGAAGCAACTTGAGTAATTACGTCAATTAATTCAACTCCATTGGTCAATATGACTCCATTCTCATCGTAATCATTACCAATTTGACCTTTAATATAAACGTGTCCTGTCATATTGACAAAATTAGAATTTATTAAGGCTAAAGTTTTGACGGTGTTCTGTCAAATTAGTATCTTTGCTAAATGGATAAAGAAAATATAAAAGTTCAAGACGTTTTGAGAATATTGAAAAACGGTACTGAAAAGCCTGTTGATGACTTAAACGATTTCTGCAAAGGTAAAAGTATAGGAGAGATAAAAGCATACACCCACGCTTTAGAGTTGGTTAAAGGATTGTTTAATTAAATGTTATGGATAAAGAAAAAATAGATTATTACGAAAACTTAAGGCAATTCTTTAAAGAAAAATATTACAGTTTCGTTATTCAAAGCGAAATAAGAGAATACTTTGACAAAACTGGTTTAAATACTTTTAAGGTTTTTGTAAGTCCAAAAGTTTATTATGAGATATTGCAATTGGTAGCAGATTATTATAGTTTAAAGTTTCATTCAAGAGAATCCTGGTACTATTGCGAAATGAAAAAAGATGACAACGGACTGTATTTATCTGGAACTGTTGAAATAATAAAAGATGAGAATGTAAATTTTATAGATATTAAATTATGAAAAGTTAAATTTACTAAACACAAAAAACCCTCGCTATTTACTAACGAGGGTTTTTATTTTAATCGAATCTTTTAAGCACCCTATAAATCATTCGTTCAGAAACCTTAAACACGTCACTTACATCTGTAATGGCTTGCGTTTTGCTAACTCCATTTTGCAATTGGAATTCAACCGCTTTGTTTATCTTATACCAAAGAAGTACGTTATAAGAAACTAGACCGCCCTGAATCAACTCCCTTAGTATTCCATTATCGTGTAATTTTTCGAGCATCTCTTTTTTCATATTTCAAAGTTAATTAAAAACTAGCTCTATTCATAACATTTGCCAAATTGCCTTGTGCATCGTTAATGTCCTGAACAACCACGATTGGTGAAGGCATCAACTTTAACATATTAATTAAGTTGTTTTGGTTCGAAAATTGGTTGTCTAAATTAGCAACTATCCCACCCGTTGCATAACTAGATTTGCCACCTTCATAGAATGAACTGCCACCGTGTGCCACGTTTAGCGCTGAAAGTCCTGCGATTGATTTACTTGCGTTTTTATTTAGAATGTAAAAGTTTTCACCCGCTTCAACTTCGATTTGCGTTCCATCTGAAAACACTCCTTTTGTTCCGCCGTTAGCATGAGATTGACCGCCAAACTGTCCACCTTTCTCGAATTTCGGCGTCGGCGCTGAAAGTATTGCTCCAACTTCTAAAGCTCCTAAGGCTGCGGTTGTTCCTGCTAAAATGAAATTTAAAGGCGGGGGAGATCCTGCCAAAGCTTGTGTAACTCCTAATGCTATATTTATTCCTGCCTGAATCAAAGACGCCGTTTTTTGTGCTTTAAATTGTTCCTCTTTTAGTTTACGTTCTTTTAATCTAAGTTCTGCGTTTGCCTTTGCTGAAAGTTCGTCAAATTTCGCTTTATCAATCAACCCAGCATCCAGTTGCGCTTTGAGATTCTCTTGAAGTGCTTCTGATTTTTCCTTTTCAGCATTTAATTCTTCGGTTATGCCGTTCTGTTTTAATTGGAACAATGCACCACTTAATTGACTTGCAGAATTTAAAGATGCTTCACCAATTGCAACCTGTTTTTGTTGTTCTGCTGTTAGTTCAAATTCATTTTCTTCAACTTTTTTTTCTTTTTTAGCAACGGACGTTTCAGAATTTACCTTAATTGTATCAAGTGCAAGTTGTTGGTTAACTTTTTGCGCTTCGTTTCCGACTAATTTATTTAGCTCAATTTCTTTTTTTGCATCTGATTCTAAAACTTTAATTTTTGCATCCTGAAAAGCCTTAAACATTTCGGCTTCATTCGATAGTCCTTTTGCTTT